ATCAGTTAGAGCTGATTTAACATATCAACAAGGACTAAATAGAATGTTTAGTCGTCAAACAAGATACGATTTTTATTGGCCTGCCTTGTCGCATATTGGCGAACAAGCGGTATTAAATAAAGAGATCTATGCAGACGGAAGTGCTGCAGATGATAACGTATTTGGTTATCAAGAAAGATACGCAGAATATAGATATAAGCCGTCAATGATTACGGGTAAATTCCGTAGTAATGACGCCCAGTCGTTGGATGCCTGGCACTTATCTCAGGAGTTCTCCTCACTACCTGGGTTAAATTCAACCTTCATTGAGGAAAACCCTCCTCTTGACAGAGTCATTGCAGTGCCTTCAGAGCCTCATTTTATATTTGACTCTTATATCTCGATGAAGTGTGCCAGACCTATGCCGGTATATAGTGTACCGGGTAAGATTGATCATTTCTAATGTCAATTTTAGGAGCAATAGCAGGTGCTGCTGTAGCAGGGATGTTTGCTAAAAGGCAAGCATCAAAACAAATGGATTTTCAAGAAAGAATGTCAGAAACTGCACATCAAAGAGAAGTAGCAGATTTACGAGCCGCAGGATTAAACCCGATTTTATCGGGTACTGGCGGTGTTGGTGCTACAACACCCGGTGGTGCAATGGCTACTGCCGATTTAGCAAGTAGTGCAAAAATGGGTGCTTTAGTAGAGCAAGAATTAAAAAATTTAAAAGAAACTCAAAAAAATATTGAAGCAGATACAAATAAAAAAATTGTTGAAGGTGATATATTAGGAGAACAATGGCATTCTGCAAGAGCGAAAGCAACCTATGATAAAAAAACTGCTGAATTTTTTAGAGAAGGTAATATACCGGGAGATTTAAAATTTTATGCAGATCAATTAGGTTTGGATGCTAATACTATTGCAAATATATTCAAGATGATTAGTGTAAAAGGTATTAAAAACCAAAGTAGTGGAAAAAAAGTTTGGCAAAATCCAAAATTAGAAAATATAAGGAAGAAAAATGGCAAATAAAGATAAAGTAGACGGCGTTCCATTCAGAACGGCTTATGGACAAAAATTAAGAGTTGCAATTGCAACTGGTGATGGTCTAACGGAACAGAATCATAAAGATGAGACAGACATAAATAATATCGTACGAAAGTACAATAAGACTGGACTAATAGATCATCTCAACCAGTTCGAGCAAAAATATGCAGATATGACAGGATATGATTATCAAGACGCTATGAATACTGTAGCGGCTGCTAATAGTATGTTCGAGGGATTACCGAGTGAAATCAGGAATAAATTTGAAAACGACCCTGCTAAATTTATTAATTTCGTAGATGATGAATCTAATCATGACGAATTAGTAAAAATGGGATTGGCCAATCCATTACCTCCTGTAGATGAAGGCGTGGAAACGCCTGTGGAAGCCGTTAAAACGGCTGAAACGGAAGTGAAAACCGAAGGTTGAACGAGATATGCACAGTTACTTACTTGATGTAACTGTGCTGACTGACACCAGTCAGTCTGAATTTCGACCGTTTAGGGAGAAAGAATAGTTAGTTATGAGCGTAGCGATAATAAAAAAAATTATATGGGGATTGATTAAATCCACATTAATACCATTCATATTAAATAATATGGATAAATGGACAACAGTCCTAAATGAAAAACTACAAGATAAATTGGAGAAATTAAAAAATGGTTAGAGCAAAGCGTTTACCAAGAGAAACATCAAAAAAGATGTTTTCAAGAAGTGCGAGCCGCACTCATTATAAAAATATACAAGACCGACCAATGAGGGGCGGTATTAGATTATAGGGAGGAGTCAATGCCTTGCTATCATCCATTGCAAGGTTATAGAGCAAGAGGAGGAAAACATATAGTCTTTAATCCAAAAGATGGATGGATAGACCAAAAGGTACAAGTACCTTGCGGTCAATGTATAGGGTGTAGGCTAGAAAGATCTAGACAATGGGCAATGAGATGCATGCACGAAGCGTCCCTATATGAAGATAACTGCTTTATAACCCTCACATACAATAATGAGCATTTACCAGAAGATGGCTCATTACATAAAGAGCATTTTCAAAAATTTATGAAAAGGCTCAGAAAAAAACACCAAAATAAAACAATACGGTTTTATCATTGCGGAGAGTATGGTGAAAAATATCGTCGTCCGCATTATCATGCTATTTTGTTTAATCATGATTTTGGGGATAAAAAGTTATTTAAAACGGAAAAAGAGAT